GAAAATCAGATCAGAAACATCAACTCGTTCATCACTCTGTACAATCATTACTTGAGAATGATTCGTGATGCTACTGGTGTCAACGAAGTCATGGACGCATCGACCCCTAAGGGCGATGCTTTGGTGGGCGTGCAACAACAGGCTATAGCTGCGGGCAACAACGCCTTGTATGACATCACAAATGCATCTCTTGTTTTGTACAGACGTGTTTGTCAGGATATTGTCAGGTGCTTGCAGATCATTCCAGAAAAGTCTGTGCTGTATAGAACATACGAAAAGGCTATCGGCAAGTACAATATGGAGGTGTTGAGTTCTTTCAAGGATTTACCTATGTATAACTTCGGTATCCAAGTCATCAAGTCTATGTCTGACGAGGACCGCATCTTCCTTGAACAAAACATCCAGTCGTCGTTGGCTCAGAAAGAAATAGATCTTGAAGATGCTATGGCTGTAAGGCAGCTCAAGGACATAGATCAAGCCGAGAGGTTGCTCGTGGTGCGTCGCAAGCGCCGCATGGCTCAGCAGCAGCAGCTTGCTCAGCAAAATATCCAGGCTCAGGCACAAGCCAATGCACAGGCTTCGCAGGTCGCCTCACAGTCCAAGATGCAGGAGATGCAGATGGAGGCTCAAATAGATGCGCAGAAGATGCAGCTCAAAGCTCAAGTCGATGTGCAGGTAGCTGCGGCTATGCATCAGATGAGAAAAGAGATTGAGCAGATCAAAGCTCAAGCAGTCCTTGGCGCTCGTGCTAGCGATCAGGAGTTCAGAGAAAAGATTGAGACTATGAAGGAGTCGGGTAAGGACGAAAGGATTGCACGGCAGGCCGCTGAGCAGTCAAAGCTTATCTCTCAAAGAAAAGGTGAGATCCCTCGCTTACCAGAGGTTGAAGAAAAGGACGAGGGTTTAGAGAAATTTTTACAAGACCTGATTTGATATGAGTAAGGTAAGCCTCGATGTAGCTCAACGGTTGGATATCACTTGCAGGA